CTTTGATAGAAAATATTAACATAATAAAAATCTTCTTATAATAGTTAAGAAAACAGAAAAAATGAAGGAAATATAATAAAAACTATATTACTTTACATAAGATATATTATAGGACGTTAAAAACTGAATATCTTTATTTATTATCTTCTAAAAACTTAATGATATTAGCGATATGAGCATAATTTTTAGGAACAGTTTTTCTCTTTTTCCATCTTACATAGGTAGCGTGATGAACTTTGAGTAGTGCAGCCATCATTGTATCAGAATATTTTTTACGTTCTTGAATTTCAATCAACATTTTTATTGTCTTTATCATTTTCTTCTTGCCTCCTACTAATAATTATAAACCTTTTTTATACAGCTGTCAAGCTTTATTTTAAAAATAAATGAAATTATTTTGAATTATTTTTGATATATTCTTTTAGTGCAATCTGGCATATTGAAGATAAACTAATTTTTACCGGGTTAAAATCCTTTGCCAGCTTAATTGCTTTCTCTTTCAGCTCTTTTGATCCACAGTCAAATGTTATCATAGCTCTTTTGGTTTCGTTATTCTTAGGCATATTATTCTCCTTTCTTCTTAATCCTCATCGGTGCCGGTTTGACCGACAGACCGGGAAAAGGCTTCCCGGTTTCGGATTTATTCTTTTGTCTTTTTTGCTTTAGTGATATCATCTCCAGCTTTCCAACTCATATTAGGCTTTTGCTTTACATCATAAATTTTTCCATCTGAACCTTCTACACAATTATAACCCCAGCCGTCTTTCCCAGTATAGCCATTGATTACTCGAATTACAGTAAGCTTTTTCATTTCTTTACCTCCAATATAAAGTTTTTTCTATAATACAATTCTCTTCATCTCTCATGGTTTTTCCATCTACGCCTTTTAGAAAGAATGTTCCATGCCCCATATTTTCATATCCTTTACTTTCTAATTCCTTTTTAGCTTCTATATATTTTTGATGTTTTTCTAATATCACTTGAAATTCTTCATCAGTTTGTATTGTAGCTATTTCTCTTCCGATATTTGCAGAGTGGCTAATTACAAATTTATCTTCATAATCTATTTTTCTTATTCCTAATCCTCCTTCTATTTCAATACTCCCTCCGTAAGATGGGCTTTCGAGTTTGGTTTTTATTTCGCTTAATGTTACTTTCATTTCCTTACCTCCTAATTTCTTTTTTCTTATACCTAATTATATACCCAAATAATAACTTTGTCAAGGGTTTTTATAAAAAAAAGTAAAGTATTTTAATTTATTTTTTAAAGTATATACAAAGTTAAGAGGAATTATTATTTATGTATCTTTTACGAAGCGTAGGAAACTGTTATTATATAAGGCTTTCAGGAGATGGGCTATTTCTATAATCATAAAATTGGCTAAAAATAAGGTTATTTTTGCTTAAAATCGCTGTAACCGTTGACATATAAGAGTTTGCGTGATTTTCGGAAGTGTTCTATTTTGGCGTATATGAAGAATATTTTGTATACCCCTTATGATTATACCTATTTTAAATTTGACCCCCCTTAAAAACGAAAATAGAGCGTCTTTTTTTTGAGGTAATATGAAATCTTAGCCAAAACAAGAAAACCGGCTTTTACACCGGCTCTCTTGCGGAGGAAAAAATGAGCTGGACATAAACCGGTTCCAGCCGCCGGATTGGGAGGATAGGTATTATACGTATCCTAATATTATATTCCTCGATACTTTTAAATCCGGATGTTTTTCAAATAATCCTTCTTCAACTTCGATGATCCATTCCGGCTCTTTGAACATTTCATTTACTATTTCATCTATAGATTTTTTAGTTGCCATAAAGCGGTCAACTTCTTCTAAGATCCTCTTACTTAATTTATATCCAAATTCCTTCTGGTCTAAATAGGTAAACCAGGCCTCTATTTCATCTTTGTGTTTAACATCTAATTTCTGCTTTAGAAACTCATCCATTATCTTTTGCTTAATACAATAGATGATAATATCCTTGGTAAGCTCAAATAATATTTTCTTTATTGCCTTTTTATCAGCACCCTTTATTAATATTGCTATCGCTTCAGCAGATAAAAAGAAAATTTTTGATGCCTCTTTTAGTCCGATTCCCTTATTTAGTCCAAAGGGAACTCTTCAAGCGGATATAATTTAATCAGTTTATCTCTTAACCCTAATTCAATTGTCTTTAGACTATTATCATCAAATTCAGTTGTCGTTTTTTCTACCTGAGCTTGAAGTTTTCCATGAATAGTACCGTAGATAGTTTCTACCTGTGCTTCTACAAAAGCATTTCCTGCTTCTAAAAGTTTATTCAATACTTCCCAAACTGCATTTAAATCAATTGCCATTTATCATCACCTCCTTTCCTAATATATTTTTACTTTTTAGAAATTTATCCAACCATTTACATAGGCAATAAACCCTGCAAACAGTGCCAGTACAAAACCCATTAATAATTGTCCCATTATATTTACCTCCTTTCTTATTCTCATTTTTATACACCAACTATTTCGTGCATATAATCGTGAACTAACCGGTAATCCCGGATAACCTAATTGCCAATTTTATGCCAACTTAATCGCCATGTAGTCTAAATCTACCACGGTTGTAGTCAATATGGGTTCACACCCCATATATTTAACATACAAGGTAGATATATGCAGTATCGTTATTTGGTATAAAACGATACCAATGATAATAAGTAATTGCGTTATTATCATCTTGTGCAATAAATGCACTTATTCAAAATATGCTAAAAATTTCTCCTCAAATTCTTTACCTTTCTCGGTATAATTGTGATCCATATCGAAATCCTCGTGTATATCCACAACGGCACACTTGAAATCGTCTATGGCCTCTGCTTTTGTTTTTCCCGAACCATATAAATTTAAGTCACTTGACTCTACGGTATAAAGCTTAGTAACTATTACCTCGATAGGCTTTATTAGTTGCAATCCTTTAATTTTATTTATTAGCATATTTAATCACCTTCAAAATAAAGCACCCGGCCCAGCAATTCCAGCTCGGCATCGTTCTTTTCATCAGGTGTGCCATTCTCTATTTTATCGAGTAAATCAAAATAATCCATTTAATATACTCCTGTTTATATTAGTTATTAACCATACGATGAGTTTCTATTACTCTTTCTATATCATGGATAATATCTTCCAGTTTCCAATTATTGTCTAATGACATAGTCATAATTCTTAATATTTTAACTATAAAATTTAAACTTGACATCTCTACCTCCTATGTCAACTTTACCACCCAACTTGTAAAAATTCCTTACAAGTCTGGTAACGTTACTTGGACACTCTCCGTTCTATGTAGTATTTTGTCTACCATGAGACGCAAGTTACTTTGTAGATAACCTACTACACACAAATTAACAGAAATGATAACTACCTGTCTTTGTAAACCGATATACGTTTCTTTGTAAACTATCGTTGTCGTTATGTTCACCAATTCGCTTTGAAACGGCATTAGTGAACACTACGGCATTTTCATATATTGCCGTTGGTTTGTGTTACAACTTGAGGCAACCGATTGGGACCTCATCTTTTTTTAAAGTTCGTTTCGTGTCCTGTGGGGCTACTCTTTACATTCTAAGTGTAATTTTCTCCATTACGTTTACATTACTACGCTTTCAATATAGCGTCTTGTATAGCCTTCTCTAATATCCGCTTTTGCCGTTTCCGCCTCAATCGCCTCCAACATAGTTTTGTAGAAGCACGGACACGAACAATGCCATGACAGTCGTCCCAGTCCCAGCGTTCAACTATATTTTTATCTTCTTTGTTAGGGTTGGTTTGCATAGTTATCCTTTATTCCACTAAATGATAATATAGATTTCGCTATTCCACTAAAGCCAGATAAATGAGAATAATGGCAATAGTAGATTATTTCTCCTTATTGTCATATCCCAATAAAAACCATTTTTCTATTGGCATTATAATAACGTGTCCACCTACATTTATACCAATATTGCCATCTTCAGTAACGTGAATACTTGGTGAATAATAATCTCCTTCAACTTTACGCCATAAATTTTTATCAGTATTAATACAACCTAATCCATTTTCTCTCTCCATAATAATTTTATATTCCTCCTTAAACTTTTCTTTAAATTCTTTATTCTCTATTAACTTATCAAGATATATTTTTTGTTTCATTTTTAAAGCGTCCTTTAAATAGCATTTTCAAGAATTGACCACCCCACCTATCTTGGTTGTTTCCTTTCGCTTAAAAAAGTTCCAGTAACAACTAACCGGTATCTTCAAGAAAAGCTACCATGAGCTTTTATCAGCGGGGTGGTACCTTTATGAACGGTTTGCCTATAGGACTTAACGCCACCGTCGGAGCGTTCGGGCGTCTATACGCTTGGTATAGCACCTCGTCTAAGGCAGTCATATAAACTGCCTAACCTGCATAAAGCAGGGGAGTCGTATAAATTAATCTTTCCAATATTTATTATTACCGATATAAAATTTCTTATCAAAGAATGTTATAAACTCTACCATTACCCGGTTAATAGTCCCGTCTTTTGCTAACCGCATATGCAATATACCGCCACCGATATCATACCGCAAGGGCTTCTTCCTGGACCAAACATTCTGGTCAACCGTGCAACCCATCTGAATACAATGCACCTCACGAGGGAAACAGTAATCAATTTTATGATAATGCCCGATTAAAAGTATCCGAGGTTTTTCACCTCCCTGAAACGACTCAACTATCTTTTGTGGCTTGTATGAAGTAGCATAGGCAGAACCACCACCCGGGTGCATTACCCTCATCCAGCTTTTACCTTTTATCCCCTCAAATGGGATATCACATTCAAGGTAACCGAGATACTCTAAATCTTTTCTACCAGCGTTTTCGGCTACCATTTGGGTATATTCACCGATATTAATATGCTCCCTTTGGGCATACCAACCTTCATGATCATCCCCAGCTATATATCTTGTAATTATCCCTTTACGTTTAGGATAGTTATTAACGAAATATTTTACTTGTGGAGTCATCCCCATTGTATGTATATCAAACTTATTAAATCTACTTTCCCCTTCGATGTAGTTTCCGCCGTGATAAACTACTTCAATTTTCTCATCTGCAAAAATATCATAAATTAAATTAAGCTCTTTTAATCTTTCATACTTTGAACATAGGTGGCTGTCAGATACAAAGCCGATTTTTAGATTATCACCTTTCCAGTAATCAATATTTAATTTTTTAGTATTGCCGGGTTTAATTTCTTTTGTGAGTTCAACCTTATTATCTTTATAATGTATGTTAAATTTTTTATCTTCTAACTCTTTAATGATCCTTCTTACTTCTTTTGGTATTATCCCGGTTTGATTACTTAGTTCCTCAATAGAAAGACTACCCTTTTTTAATAAGTCTTTTAGTTTGCTATCATTAGACTTTAATATTATATCCTCTTTATTCCTATACTTCTTCGCTCCTTCTGTTGGATATTTACCACAAGATTCACATTTATATTTCTGTTTATTATGTTTATCAAAGCCTCGTTTAGTTAAGTTTGTAGACCCGCAATGTGGGCATTTATAATTTATCAAATAATCTCCTCCTTTACTTATTCAAATTCAAAATACCTTTCGAGGCCATCATTCTCCTCATTTTCATATTCCTCTTTATCAATCTCCAGCCTGTCCCCGCAAAAGGGGCAATAACTGACATATTTGTCCCCCTATATTGCTCATTAGTCGCTTCCATCGTTCCCCTCCGGCGCCGGGCATATATTGTCATCACACTCGATAGTTGTTTTAGTTACATCGTTATAATTTACCCAGAAATATTTAGCTACGAAAAAACTTATCCCAGCTATCAATATAAAAATTATAATAACTCTAATCATCTTTACTTCTCAACTTCTTCCATTAAAAATTCATATAGTTTTGCTATCCTATGAGTCCACCCTCTCAGGTGTGTCTTTTCTGTCTTACAATGGGTATTGAAAACTATCCTCAAAAGTAGATACAATTTCCAATCATCTTTACATTCCTTCAATATCTCTTTTGCCTTACTTACCCCACTGTTTACGGCCGTATCGAATACCACCATAGCAAAGGGTAAAGTCATTGTATGGCAATTCGCTTTAATCCAATACTCTCTATAAAAGAAGTTTGTTGCCCGTTCTTTTGCTTCTTCTATTTTTCCTTCGTCTATAAGTATTTTTAATTGTTTGACTTCTTCCGGCCACCACCTTGAACTTATGCCAAAAATGGTAAGTTTCCCCGTATCCTGGGGATCATTAGATATAAACCCTTCAACAAGTAGGGTAAATTTAACTGCCTTAGAAAATTCGTTCATTTAATCTTATCCTTCCTTATCCCTCGAATTTAAGTAAAATTTTATTAACAAAGTTTCTATCGATGCAAATATTCCATAAGCGGAAACTTTAAAAGCGTCTAAAGTTACTCCGTCGCAAAATAATCTATAAGTGATAAGTAAGAAAAAATAAGTAAAGGCAATTAATAAACCTCGCCTGATTAAGTGATATTTGTCTACCCAGTTCATTGCTTCGTACCAAAATAAATACCGATAATAGACGTTATAAGTGACACGACAAAAGCGATAACCCCGCTTTGCCCTTTCATCTTTGCTATATCCGTACTATTCTTGAATGTTCTACCATTTAATGTATCTAATCTTGTATTAACTCCATCTACTTTTTTATCAATGTTTCCAATCATTATTGCTAATCCTTCATTGGTTACTTTTGCCATTACTTCATCTCCTTAATCAATTATTTCTTACAACATTCTTACGATTGATACATAACAATATCTTGTACTTGCGTCTCCATTAGTTATTCTAATTTTGTATGTACTCATAGTGCAAGTAAAGTAAAGAGGAACTAAGATATCGGTAACTACTGTCCCAGTTCCACGTCTTGCAACAAGCCATTGTCCAGTATCACCAACTGTATTAGTCCCTGTTAGTTGCATAAGCGTTACCATGTAAACAGAGTTAGTTTCAATATCAAAAGATGAATCTATATATTCATTTTGAGCAAGACCCCCACCCCCCTCTAATTTTTCACGATAAACAAAACTGCTTACTGTTAGACTGGTCGCAGAAGCAACACCTAAAACAGGAGTAACTAAAGTAGGTGAAGTAGCTCTCATACCTTTTTCCCCTACGGCGAAATTATCACCAATATCAATCATATTTCCTATTAGGTCTAAAGCTTGATTCATTGTAACAATGCTAATATTCTTTGCTTGTATATAGTCTATGAGTTCATTCATCATTGCTACGTCATCTGCATCAGTAGAATGTAAATAGAAAATTATCCATCTATTTCCTGATTCTGCACTGTCAACATACGTTTCATAAGTAGCTAATGTAGTATGGTCATCAGCACAAACTGAATATAAGGCATAAGTATTCAAAATGGAGGAGTTTACTGCTTCTGCCAAATCTGCCCATCCACTCCTTGCTGCACGATAATATTCTCTTGTTATTCTTCTAACGATTTCATTACTCTGATTAAAAGGATAGGCAAAGTTATTGACTGTTAAACCTAATGCTTCCAGAGCATTTTTAGAATCTTCTAATTCGCCTCTAATTTCTGCCTCAGATAAAGCTGTAAGATGGGGATGAGTTTTTGAATGACTTAATGTCTCCCAACCAGCACTTTGTAATTCCAATAATTGTGCAGCGGTTAGAAAACCAACTCCTTCAATTTTGTCAGTCCAAATTGCTGAACAGGCAACTTCACCTTGAGCATCAAATACAGGTTTCATTACAGTATAATCTGTATCATTTGAATCATCAAAAATAAATGTAACCAATGCTTGAGATTTTTTAGGACTAAAACTTATTTCATCAGTAAATTTCGGAAGAGTCCCAAATACCAACGCACCTGTGCCAGTTTCATCACTTATCACCCCTGCAAGTTCGGCAGAAGTAGTGGCGGCAAAGGCAGATAGTTTATTTTGAGCAGGGTAAAAAATTTTAGCCTTTACAACCCAATTCGCCCCATCACTCTTAAAACTTGCACAAGCCCATTGATAATTAAGACCTGTAAAAGTTAATGCCCCATTGATGGTTTCAGTCCCATTTGCATCTATTGTAATTAAGTTAGTATTGTTATCAGTTTTTATAATGGTATATTCTAATCCAGTGTTACCTACGGCAGTGGGTAAATAAAGAATATATGCTGAAGCAGCAGAAACTTTAACCAACCCGCCTTCGGCCGCAGTCAATGTGCCAGTTTCTGTCTTTGTGGTTGCTCTACGAATATCAATAGTGCCACCTGCAGACCCGTCTTTTGGATAGGCGTCATTGAATTTGCTGTGTCCTAAAAGTTCACCAAGATCATCAAGTATTTGCCTAACTTCATTTTCTGACTCTAAAGCGTCACATTTATCGGCTGCGCTGACTTTAAAATCTGTACCACTTTCAGAAGTATATTTATACCTTGCCATTATTTACCATCTCCTTTATTTCATTGACAATTGGTAATTGTCTATCTCTAAATTCAATAATCTTCTTTTCTACTTTTTCAATATCACTATTAATCTCATTCCCCCAAAATACTATGCAATCCAAACCTGTATTTTTATATTCCCTAATTATTTCATTTATATTTTCTCCTTTATACCAATAGTTGCCGAAAACTTCTATTATTTTATTTCGCCCTGTAAATTTAAAATCTGGATTTCGACGTTTTTTTTCTGTTAATCTCCAAAACATACCATTGCCAGTATATTTAAGTCCTTTAATATTCAAATTAATAATTTTATTTTCTATACCTGTTGGTCTACGATTATTCGCTTTTAAGATTTTTTCCACATATTTAGGGTCTGACCAATGCTTCTTTGAAATTTCACTCATCTTCAATTTTACTTCTGGAGTATCTTTTCCTTTTTTCGTCGCTTCAATAACCCTATTTCTATATTCTGGATTTTCCCAACATTTTTTTGAACTTATACTTTTTCTTAATTTTGCTTTAGAAGTATTTAATGCTTCAATATTTCTATTTCTTTTTTCTGGATCTCTCCAACACTCTTCTTTGATTTTTTTCATTTTTAGTTTATATTCTGGGGTATTATGCACATCAATATATTTCTTTCTTTTTTCTGGGTTTGCCCAACGTTTTTTAAAACTCCTACTCATTTTTTCTTTAATTTCTTTGCTCCTAATCCTACCATTGTTATCAGGAATGAATTTTGGCATTTTGCCTTTCAATGCTTCACTCCTAGAACGAATATATATATTGAATTTTTTTAACCATCTTCCTATGGTTTTATTACTTACCCCACATAATTTCCCGATTTGTTCTTGTGATAATTTCTCTCCTGTATATTTCTTTCTTAACCATTCCTTATCTTTATATTCTTCCACTTTTTTACTTCCTTATTATTTTTCTTCAGTCGATTTATCAACTGCTTTTTTCACAATCGGTTTACAATCGTTAGGCTTGAAATTTGCTATCTCACCTAAAACAACTTGCTTAAGTGTTCTAAAACTCCACTGATTTTCTCTATTCCCTACATTGTCTCCAAAATACTGATCTAATATCTTTTCTACCTTACTTATTAACTCTTCCATTTTTATTTATTCCCCCCTTTCTTTCATAATAAAAAAGAGCACCAAAGACTGAGATTTTATTCTCAATCGATGGTGCTCTAAGGCACTCTACAAATTCTATTCGGTTTTTAGGAATTAGTTATTAATTATTAAAAATCTTCTTTAGCTTTTTCTGCTTCTTTTTGTTTATTGTCTTTAGGTTCTTCGGAATGTATTTCTTTGTTTGTGATTGTAAAAATACCTGCATTTTTATCAGGATAAAAAAACAACTGAATTTTTGTCTTATCCCCATTCCAAAATAAGGGATACTTTTTGTTTTTTAATTTTGCTGGCTTGCCAAATCTCTCTTCAAAAATTATTTTTAAAATATCATAATTGGTCTCACTATAAAACATCCCCCAAACTTTATAAAATTGGCTACTATAAAGATTAAATAAATATTTTATTGAAACAAGTTCCGCACTGCCAATCGTTAATTTATCGCTTTTTCTATAATAGTAATTCCCCTTGTGTATATCATATTTAGATATCGCTTGAGAGGAAAACGTCATATCCTCTGTCGGTGCGTCTCCCCACTTTAACCCTCTAAATCCATCAGGTTCATTTTGAAAGGCAAATCCTATTCCTGTAATCAAGAATATTAAAACTATACTTAATAAAATAATATTTTTCATTTTATCCCTCCCAAGATAAAATTTATTTAATTTTTATATACTGTTTCTACGATATTATTATTGTAATCCTTGTATTACATTATACTTGAAGTCATAAACGATATATTTTTTCCATTCCAAAAGTGTAACATGCTTGCTATCATATTCTACAATTTCTCTAAATGTATTAAACCAACAACCGTTATTATTGTAATAAATTGTTTTGCCAGTGTATGATAGTCCATCATCTTCTACATAAACCGCGATAGCATGTGTTATGGGAACGTCTTTAATATCTTTATAAAATATTACTATCATATATGTTCTATAATGATGGCACATAGCAATGAACATCCCAAAGGTAGCAAAATCATTGCAATCGGCTTTTTTATCTTTCCATAAACTATAAGGATCTGGTGCATAATAATCGTGATACTCATAAATAAAGTTCTCTATCATATAATTACTTATCTTTTGTGGAGTATCTAATTCCTCAATCAATTTAATAAACCCTGGGTCGTTTGGGACTATCCACTCATCGAGAATAAACAATCCCCAATCATCAGGATTGAACGGTTTACACTCTACTAAGATTGATGTTAACATTAAGATGCACATAATTAAAATTATATGTAACCAAATAATCTTTTTCATGTAATCATTATATACTCTTTTATTTAAGATTTCAACTTTTTGGATTTTTAATTATCAATTCTTCTACTTTATTATTGTATTTTTTGAAAAAATCAGGATAATCCATATTAAGGTTATCCATTATATATTTAAAAGTTTTCCTTAAAATCTTTAGTTCAGATGATGGATTATATAAATCATTAATCTTAAGTGCTAAAGATACCCTTCTATCTGTATCTATTAAGAAATAAGCATATTTGGTATAATCAAAGGAAATTATTTTATTCTCTACAATTTCATAGAGAGGGAAACTATTCCAGCCATCAGCTCTTACTTTGAATTGTCTGATTTCTTTATCATCTTTCCCTATCTTCCCTATTTCGAGGGTATCTTTTATAAACTGACTATTGGTGGGTAGATTAATCAAATAATCACAACCCACAAAATCATCCTCTAAAATGCTTAGAATGATTTCATGTTCTACTTCGTTATTTTCTTCATCAAAAGTCATCTTCTTTGTATTCAAGTATAATTTCATCTAATCACCACCCCCCTGATGCAGTTACACTTTTCCAACCAGCAGCAGTATAAACGTGCAACAAACTGTCAGCTCCACCCTCTTTGGCTATTATTTGCCCGGCATAATTATTTTCAGTTGGGGCATTTACACTTACTCCCAAATATAATTGTCTTGTTCCAGTCCAAAACATAAGACTACTTAAAGCATTTCCAGTCCCTAAAACTATTTGATTACCGTTTGTAATAAAACCAGCAACTCCATTAGCCTTTTGACCCATAAAAAGAGCATAAGCTCCAGCATATAAACGGAAGTCTGTTTCTACGGGTGAGTCTGTAGAATGATAAGTCAATCGTGCAAAATCTAACGTACTATATTTAAAATAGATTTGCTTATCGCCACCACTAACAGCGTCATACATCCTAATTGCACTATCTTCAAAATATATATCCTCGTTAGTTCCGCCACCAACATATATCTTTTTCACTTTAATTAAATCTGTTCTTAAATAACCGCCTGAAATTATAGTCGTTCCCAAGTCAGTATTTGCTATCTCATCTTTAATTGCTAAGTCTCCAGCGTCTGTTAGGTTAGCTATGCCAGAACCGCCGGTTATTGTTACAATTCCTGCAATATTTAGATTTGCCCCATCCCATTTTAGATATTGAGTATTAGTTCCGATATGTAATTTATATTTGTCTACATTATAACCCATCCAAAAACCAGCAACAGCATCACCATAAGTTTTACCGGATGATCTAATAAAGCCAGTGGCATTTAAAGTGATATTACCAGCCGTGATAGTTCCTAAATCTGCATTTAGAGCTGATAGATTATCTAATGAAACTAAACCTTTTATTGTTAGGGCGGCACCATCCCATTTTAAATATTTTGTGGCATTGCCGATGTTGAGTTTATATTTATCTACATTGTAGCCTAACCAGATTCCCGCTGTTTCACTCGCATAAGAAGTTTTATTCAATACAATCGCATTGTTATCCAAGTCAAAATAAGTTAACCCATCAGTCGATTCAATTTTACCTGTCCGGATAAATTTTCCATTTATGATCGTCTGGCCGTAAGTTAAGGATACTCCCCTCACACTGTCAACTACGCTATGTAATACTCCGATAAGGAAATAATAATATGTGGCGTCATCATCGAATTTTCTTTGAGTGCTGTCTACTACAATCTGTCCGGTATAGCCCTCTTTTGTGCATTTTGCATAAATATAATATGCTGTTTCGTTTACTAAGCTGTCTTGAGTATTTGCCGATAATGTCCAGGTTGTAATTTCATCAGCGATTGATAAATGAATTAAACTTCCGGCACTGGCATGGAATTTAGACACATCAGAAGTATAATTCCCTTCAATTTCAACACCGGATAAAATAAATTGGGTTGATTTTGATCCCACTGACAACATTCCGGTTTCAACTGACTCAGGTCTAATTTTCCCCATATCAAAATATCCGTCTGTGTCAAAGACCATCGTTCTTAATTCTTCTGATGTTCGCCAGTTTCGCCTTGACCGGATAATGTCACCACCATAACCGATTTCTACTTTTTCTTTTAAATCTTCCTGTTCAGAATATAGCCGTTGGATTAACTGCACTTCTAAATGGTCAGTTAGTTTCAGAGTATATTTGTATTCATTAGCCACCGATTTAGTTAATTCTACAATCCGGGTCATAACATCTATACCCAAATCTGTATCTTGTATGGTAATAAAATCCCCTACTTTAAGAACAATAAAACCGGTTTGGAAAAATCGCCAGTCGGGTTCGAGTATATAGGTTACTCTCGGTTCACAATTATCATTAAGGTAAGTTTGAGCTTTGGCCTGCAGGGCTGTTTCAGCAGTGTCAATATAAGATTGTGGAAGATATATTTCAAGTAAAACGTATTTATCGCCAACAGCAGGTTTTAAGGTGGCATTTGGCAGGGTATAACCAACTTCGTCTTGATAAGCAATAATGGTAAATTCTTTGGTAACGTTATTATAATTAGCTACTTCAAATTCATACCCACCCAAATTTCCAGAATTAAAATGTATTTTTGCGGTTACTCCGGGAAGTAAATAATCATTAAGATTAAACATGAGAGGCTCATTAGTATCGGTAAATTTTGTTATATCTCCTCCGTCAACTGCGCTAATCGTTCCTTCCCGGTGAGGATAAATATCATTAAATAGTTCAGTTTGTTCAATTGTGCCATACTTATCAATATTTTTCTCAAGATATGATTTGCCACCAATGGTTACAAATTTTAATCTTCTGGAATGGTCTCTATAATCACTTGACAGATTTTTTTCTGAGCCAAAAGCATATAGCCGGGTAATAATATTCTTTTCGCTTAGTGTAGAGCGTTGTATATTTCTCAAACCCTGTTTATACATAAAAGTTAAACCGGAATTACTACCTGCCTTGTCAGTAAAACAAATATCCTTCTTTGTATAATTAATAGTCGTTTCGGCAGGTCTATATTCGTGGTCAGCTTCAGCAGCGGGTTTATAGCCTATTACTGCTCCGCCTGCAGGGTAATAAGGTAATTCGGCACCCTCAGCAAAATATAAATCAAAATCAAAGTAAAATTCCCCTTCAAATTCATCACAAAGTTTTTGTAAAACCTGCATACAGTTAGCTTTTGAAAAACTTAACAATTTATATTCTTGATTTGTCTGGTCGCAAGTTCCCTTTGCCCATCCAGGATGTAAACGGTTCATGTTAGTTATAATAAGGTCAATAAATGTTTCTAAATTGCCTACCAAATAAAAATCACTATTCCCATCTAAGTCCATGAATTGGGTCTTTAATAATTCGTAATATTCTGATTCAAAAATTACGTTGTAGTCAAAGGAATTGGAAGAATTTTTCTTGATATCGGGTAAATTATTTATATAATACTTAATACCATCAAAGACAATATAATCACCGATTTGAATATCTAAAATAATATGAGAATTAAAAGATGATTTGACAATATCAGCACCCAGTAATTGTTTTGTGAGCCTTGTAGAATCGTCAATTTTTATTGTTACCCAGATTTCAGTTCCTCGAAATATATTAAGATTCAATATTTATTTCTCCTTATAATAATTAAGTTGGGTTGGGCTCCCTTAGTTTAAGAATGAATTTCCCTACCAACATAGAGCTATCCCATTTAGTCAACATATCCAGTGCCCCGCCAGCCACAAAATACACATTCAAATTAGAAGATAAGAATGGTAATTTTAAGGTGTGCAGGCCAGAGCTTTTTAATACGGCTTTGAAGGCATTTAATTGGCTAAGAAAATTAGCCTTTGAGGTCGCTTTCATATAACAATATAAAATTATGTCTCGTGGCTCAAAATATATATCGCCTGCATCAGTAAATGATTCTTCCCCATCTTCATCAAGCCAGCTATAAGCTGTTTTGCCTTTTCGTTTTAGGAAATCTAAAGCCCCTGTTGTCTTTTGAACATATATATTATATGTAGAAGCCATATCTAAAGTGTCTAATAAGTACCCAGATTGCATAATTAACCTCCTATCGACCTTAAAGTTTCATTTTCTAAAGAGCCACCTGCGTTCATTTTATTCCAGATGTTCTCTAAATATCTGTTATAACTGGTGTGCTCAGCGATTTGGCTATTAATAATTATTATGCTCTCCATATTTCCTAATATCTCTACGGTATTAATTCTAATCGCCATAAATTGCCCAGCCAGTAAACCCGCTGTTTCTTCTGTTATTCCGGCAATTGCCCCCGTCAGGCCTGTTACATCCGAAATCGTTTCCGCTACTCCTTCTAATTCTATACCTGCTGCTTCTAAAACTGCTTGTATTGCTTCCCATTTTGTTTCTATTCTTGAGAGTAATATCAAATACGTTGATGCCGCGTAATCTATTTCTCCGGGTGTTAATCCGCCTTCCGTTAAATTGGCAAATCCTTCAAGCCAGTTTTGAATATGTTGCGTAATTATAGTCCTTTTAAAGGCATCCATAATTGCTTTTTTCATCATATCGTTAAAAGTATCAGCAAAGACCTGCGCCGAATCTAATCCTTGAGAAAATCCTTCGGCTATAGCATCGGCAATAGTTTCAGCGGTAGTCCCTGTAAGAATTTCCTGATATTGTTGGTTCAGATTAAATATTTCTGCGTTTATACTTTCTATAGAAGATAACCAATTATCTATTGCTTCTTGATTAGTCTCATCCCATGTCCACCATAGGAATTGCCCATAAGCTGCCTCTTCTGCAGCTATCAGATCATTATATACGTCAATCTGCTTTTGTAATAAGGTAATCCTTTCCTTTATTGCTGCTGTTTCAGCCATCCCAGTTGCTTGATTTAATATGTTTTGCTGTTTTTGTAATTCAAGGGTGATCCCAGCCAATTCTTCTTGAAGTTCAGGAACGTCGGATTTATGCTTAACGAATAAATTAATAATACTACCTATAACAGTTGCGATACCGCCCAAAGCGGTTGCGATACCACCAATACCACCTATTGAAAATCCGATGCTTATGTTACCAATCCCGCTAACTAAATCTGCTAAATCATTTATTGCCTTTTCAAGCTCTGTATCAAAATTACCTACAGCATCGGCAAGATTATGTAAAGCGCTTACCGTATCATCGATTTCACTTCTTACATTTTCCCAAATCTGCTTTTGCGATTCATAAATTTTCTCATCAATCTCAATCATGAGTTCGGCAAAATTAGAATATTTTAATTTCATCTCTTCCAGAAATGCGATATAATTTTCTAACTGCTGATTATTTAATTCCTGGATATTCTTATCTCTTCCACCAAATATCTCTTCACTTGCTTCACCGTATTCTATCTCCGCAATTAACCGTTCTTCTATATTTTTTAGTCTTTCTTTTTCATATTTGTCATCAGTAAGTAATAATAATTCAGCAGTTTTTTTATGGATCGAAACAATCTTTTCTTCTATTGTCTGGTAAGCGGCGAAATAAGAATCCAATAATTCTCTTTTTTCTTTGGCCGCTTCTTTTTCTTTTATAGCTATTTTATTCAATGCGATAGTTACAAATTCATAATATTCCTTATTGGCTTCTGTTTCCTTATAGAGTCCTGCCCTGGCTGTTTCAAGTCTTACTTTATATAATTTATCGGTCTCCCCTATCTGCCTTTCTAAACCTTCTTTGAATATAGTGAATGCTGCTTCCGCTATTTCCTTATTATATTTATCATTAATTTCTAATATATTTTTATTATGCTTTTCAACTGCCGATAAATACTCGGTAGATCCTTCTTCATAATTTTTGATTATAGATTCGAATATATCTTCTTCAGCTTTAAGGTCTTTTTTCCTTGCTTCTGTTATATATTCGTAAAGTTCATCTTCTAACTTCTTCTTTTTCTCTGTTATTGTTTTATTATATTCATATATATCATCAGAAATTTGTCTGTTTAATTCGGCATTGCCTTGATACATTACTGCCATATCAGATAAGAATTGAGCGTAATTACTACCTTCTTTAAATAATAGTGCATTATTTTCTTTTACCCAATCTTCCCCACGTGCTGCTATATCACTCAAATATAATTTATACTGACTTGCCATATATTTTAGTTGGGCTTCTACTTCTTCAATATTAACGGTAGTTATAGTGTCTTTATCGGGACCCTTGCCCTTAGGGGGTTTCGGAATTACAATTGGTTTGCCCCCAGCTATTAATCTATTTAATTCTTTTTCTTTTTCTATGGTTGCATCATAAATAAGATTTAATTTTAGACCTTCATATACTCTACCTTCAGTCGCCAGTGCTAATTTGCCTTCTAATACTAATAGTTCATTTTGTTTTTGTATTCTTTCCTTATCTGTTTTTACAAACTGGAATTGACCTTCCCCTACCTCTATATAATCTTTTATAGCTTTTATTTGTTTCTTTAATCCTTCTATTGTTTTATTAGATTCATCTTTTCCTAAATTATATTGGTCTACATCTAATTTTGCCTGTATTACTGCAATTTTGGCTTGTTTTAATTCTAATTCTGCAATTTCTTTGCTTAAATCTATTAAATCTTTTTTAGCGGCTGATAATAAATTAACCTCGCCAGTGACACTATTAATATTTTCCCCCAAAGTAGGATAATATACCCCTAATGCTTTTTCAGCTGCTGTTAACTCTACCGTTTCTTCTTTAGTCAGTTTCGTTTTGCTTTGTAAATCCTCTATAGTTTTGGTTAATTCATCAATTCTACTTTTCTTTTTTCGTAAGGTATCGGTTAATTCTGAATATACACGGCTCATATTTGAAAGTTCATCAGTAGCCCCGCTCATAGCAATATTAATTCCCTTTGCCATATTGTTCATGGTTTTGAGTATACTATCGCCGAGAGGTTTCAATTTTGCCATTAAATTATTATGGAGAATAGCAAATTGATTTTCGGTAGTGTCTATCATGGTTTTTGTAGCTTTATTAAATTCTTCTGTCCCCTGTGCCATTGCGTCTAAAGATGCTGTATATTTGTCAGCGTCTAAAGCTAAAGCTCCAATTAAACCTCTGATGTTCGGGAAAATGGCTGCAAGTTTTTCCATTTTATCAACATCATTACCAACTGCCTTTTGCATTTCTAATATTATATAAGAAAATCCTTTAGTTTTTAAAGTAGCAGCATCAAATTCAATACCTAATTCTTTAATCATATCTTTGGCTTCTTGGCCAGGTGATATAATTGCTGTTAAAATACCCCTGATTGCCGTTGTCATAATGTCTATTGGTAAGCTCTTAACGCCTGTAGCAATAGAAGCCATTAAATCTTCGAAAGATCCGCCAGCTTGGGCCCACATTCCAGCAACCTTTGAGACTGCGGGAGCTAATTCTTCCATGCGCGTTTTTCCTAATTTAACTGTCATAAAGAGTTTGCCAGCAATATTTTCAGCATCTCCAGCGGCTTCACCGAAAGAGTTCATTATATAAGTCATTGCATCAGCGGCGGTAAAAGTATCGGTTACACCAGCGACGGCAAGTTCAGCAGAAACTTTAAGTATATCCATAGCCTTTTTTCCGTCATAGCCGGCCGACACAATTTGATAAAGAGCTTTGGTTAGTTTTTGGGCACTATCGGGGACGGTCTTTGACATATTAATAATTTCTTGAGAGATCCCCTTGTAATTATCTTGAACCGCTTTTGAAATTGTCTGGACTTCCTTCATGGCAGTTTCGAAGTCTTTGGCAAAATTGTAGGCCTGTTTGGTTATCTTTGCAAAGACCATAGCGGCGCCGATACCCAACCCAGCAAAGATATCCATTCCAGTTACTTGACGGGATAATAGACTTAATATTCCTTTGGATTTAACTGCACCCGCTTGGAGTCCAGTCGTATCCAACCCCGTACGCCAATATAAAGAATCTGATCCACCTACATTAAGAGGCATAAACTTTCTCCTTCATTTTTTTATGACATTTCTCACATAAAGTTATACCGTTGTTTATATCCCAAAATTCCTCACATAACATAGCTTCTTCTAAAGTTGTTATCTCATAATATTGTAATATTTTAGAAAAATTTTTAATATGATGAGCATTTAACTTTTTGCCTTTATCACCACATCCTTGGCAGGTAAAATCATCCCTACAATAAACATCAAATCTCCATTTTTTATATTTATCAGAATTTCTTATCTTATTTCTAAGTGTGGATATACCACCTTTCCAACTTGGATTTTTATCCCCTAATTTGGATTTTCTTATTTTTTCTTTTTCTTCTTTTGTATGATGTCTTCCATATACAGGATGATTTTTACCAATTACTCCAAACCAACAACTGTCTATTCCGCAGCATTTACCTTCCCGGGATTTACTCATCTTTTCTAAAGTTTCCTCAGAATAAATTCCAGTTTCCCCTTTATTCCAGGGGATATTCCCTTCAAGACTATTCTTTATCTTTAATTTTGTTTCTTGGCTATGATGTTTATCTTTCCAATATCCGGGTTTTCCTTTATGAATTTCACTCATATGTTCCTTATAATCTTCATCTTGCCAATTTTTTAATCCTGCAATCCTTATTTTCTTTAAAGTTTCATCGCTTAAATTCTCTTTTAAATGGGCAACTCTATTCTTTTCTATAGCTTCTTTTGAACGTTCATATACTCCAGTCGGCATTTATTTATCTTCCTTAATTAATCTTTTCCTTGTCTTTTCTGTAGCTGAAAAAATATCCCACCTCAGAGGTAATCTTCCCTTATTCATCATTATCCCTTTGTTTAATATCTCTCCACTTTTCTTATAATTCCCTTTCTCAAAGTAATAGGTCGCTAAATAATTTAGTATTTCAGGAAGTATTACTTTGGTATTTGATATTAATAAACCCTCGTATAAACTACCTTTTTTTTCACAAATATTTACAGCAATCTCGAAATATTCTTTTGCTTTTTCGTCATCTTTCCCTGTATACCAATTTCCGAGCATTAAATATAGTTGGGATATTCTACTCGAGTAGTGACAGGCCTCCCTCTCTACCCTTTCAGCATTTTTGATGTCATCAATGGCTAAATAGGCGCCGAGAATATTGCAAAATGGCTCAAGAAACGCTGTCCAGCCCTCATTATATTTTGCTTTTCTCATTTGCTTCATCCATATCTTTCCGTATTTAATAGTGTTTTTAAAGTCGCGTGTTACATAATAGGTTTTGACTAAGTGAGTTAAATTATGCAAATTATCCGGATGTTCTTTATATTCCTTTTCGAGCATTGGCAGGCTACGTTCCATTTTATGGTCATATAGCTTTTCGCCCTTTTCGCCTTCAAAAACATAGCCATAATGATTCAAAATTATATGGGGAGCAAATAAATAGGGAGCTTTTAGGACAGGTTTATTATGCACCGCCTGCTCATAACAAAACTCACCATCATTTTTAAATAGCCGGGGTTGTAACATTTCAGAATATTGCTTCAAATCCCTGGTATGGTAATTATAAAGTTTTACAAATACTGCCGGCTCTTTATAGTTTGGATTTAATATAATATCTTCTAATTTATATAGAGAGTTTTGCCTAAGTTCCTCATCAGCGTCTACTATAAGAATCTTATCCCCGGTAGCTTTTCGTATCCCATAGTTGCGAGCCTCACTAAAGTTCCAGGGAATAAATTCTTTCTCATATACTTTGTCAGTAAACTTCCTAGCAACATTAACCGTTCTATCTGTTGATCCTGTGTCAACTATTATTAATTCCGTTAAATTTTCTAACGTTTTATCGTCTTTCATCATAATAATAGGTAAGAAAGAATCTAAGCACCTTTGTAAATTCGCTTCCTCATTTTTAACAATTAAACATATTGACAATTTCGGTTTATTCAATTATTTCTCCTTTATTTAGAATAAATCTCCTATCTCTCCTATATCTTTAATTTCTAAATCTTTTGCCTTTTTTTTCTTCTCATCTTCTGGGCTATACGAAGGAATACTGCTCATTAGCATTGCGATGTTTACGTATGAATAATTCCACAATATATCCTTCATAGGTATTCTGAAATATTTCATCAGCCCCCCTATTACTCTCCAAGGGTTTCCTTTTTCTTCGTCTGTAGAAGATTCATCCCCTTTAGAGATGCTAAACTGGCCAAAAAAGGGGAGACGTCCATTTGCTGGATCACCAGGGTCAATATTTTCAACCCTTCCTTTGCCGTTAAGTTTTCATTCAAGAATTTAATTAAACTTTTAGGCGGCTCTTTCTCACTATTTACAATCCCATAAGCAATCATCTTAATCAATTTATCTTTATTCTCTACTATATTTTTTGCCCCTAAATCTAATATATTAATTTTTTTCCCTTCGCTTTTCATAACTCCCAATAATTCCTCAGTATCTAAATCTAATAGGATCTTGCTAATCTTTAATAAAGACCCCATTTTAATAGGATAGATAACGAATTTTCTTTTAACTGGAATTAAATTCAGCTTATGAAGTACATTCGTTTTAGTTACCGTTATCTCAAAATCTACTCCCCTTTCAAGAATGGAATCGATAGCGTCCTGTTTAACCTTCGTTGGATTTACCTCTATTTTTTCCTTAACCTTCTCTAAAACTTTGGCTTTTACTTTATTTTTTGGCATTTTTGCCTCCTTTTTTATTAATCTAAATTATCATGAACTACAAAACTAACTGTTTCTCCATACCCTTTCCAAGTTGGTGATTCTATATATAATTGAATATCCCATTTTCCCGCAACATCTAAATCATTTGCTATTGTGATATAGTATGCGTAATTCGTTCCTTCTGGTACAGCAACCCATTCTCCTTTTATTCTCGATGTACCAGGTTTAGAATATATAACTTTCCAAACAGTAGCTCCAATACCAGTGGCAGATATATCACACCCTGCGTCTAATTTAATTTTTGTTCCTATATCATTTTTATATATTTTACTCATCAGTCTGTCTCCAAATTAATTTTAGAATTAAACGTAACCTCTCTTGTAATTCCCGAAGCTAACGAAATTTCTTTTGTTATGGTTGAGCTTAACGCAAGCTCTTTTATTATGTTAGAATCTAATGTAAGTTCCTTTGTTATATATGAAAGGAAAGTTATAATTTCTTTAAATCGAAAGGCAGTTCCACCAAATGTAAACTGTCCACTACTTACATATACATAGAACACAGCTTCAGTTTCGTAAATACATTCGGCAATTCCCGAGTAGATAAATTCTCCACTGCCCGCATACAGATAATTACGTGAATATACTTGTGTTGCCGTCCCTGAACAGGTGAAATCTCCACTACCTATATAAAAAAATCCAATACTATAAAGAGCAGTGCCACTATAAAGTAATTGCCCACTTGCCGAATATGAAAAATTTCTACTATAAAGACAAGGTGCAATTCCCGAAAAAGCAAACGTTCCATTCCCTATATAAGCAAAATTAAATGTGTAGGATTGTGTGGCGTCTCCACTATAGGCAAAACTACCACTTCCCATATAAGATAATCCTAAACTGTAAAGACCTGTTCCATTAAATTGACAAGTTCCACTTCCTATACAGGTAAAGCCGACTGTTATTGTCACCTCTCCTGAATAGGTTAATTCTCCACTTCCCGTATATAAATAGTAACGGGAATGTGTTTGAGTGGCAGTTCCGATAAAAGCAAGTGAACCACTGCCAACGTATTCAAAATTTGCAGTAGTTTGATAACTACAAATAGCACTACCAGAAAAAGCAAATTGCCCACTACTTATATAAGTAAATCCAATTTCTGCTATAGCAATTCCGCTATAAGTAAAATCGCCACTTGCTGTATAAAGGTAGTCTGTTGAATGAACTTGTATCGCAGTCCCTGAATAAATTAAACTTCCGCTTGCTGTAGTGAGATAATTAAATGTAAAAGTCTGGTCTGCACTACCAGAAAAGGCTAAACTTCCACTACCTTCATATAGATAATTCTTTGAATATACCTGAATGGCACTACCAGAAAAAGCAAATTGACCGCTTGCTGTAGTGAGATAATTCCTCGTATGAGATTGGGTTGCAGTTCCCGAATAAGCGAATGAGCCAGTGCCTGTATAAGTAAAGTCACCTTCTGGTGGAGCTTCTGCTGCCGCCTTAATAATCACCGTAGCCGCCGCCCATTCTTCAGAGGCACTCATACCGAATACTGCTGTGCCTGTTTCGCCTTCGGTAGTATCTATTGTGTAAAAATCTACTTCCATTAAAAATGCAGTTTTAGCAGTAATAGCAGTATTATAAAATTTAACCCTCATTGCTGTTACAGTTTGGGTTGAACCAATCTCTTTTTCTACCCATTCTTCGTTGGCAAAAATACCTTCATAAATATTATGCCAACCAGCACCCCCGCCATCATCATAATAAACATCTAAACTTATTTCCGTAATACTTGTGTAATAGTAATATGCCCAAAATCTCACCTTTGAACAACTTATAGCAGAATGAGTAAGTTCTAAATAATCACTCCAAGAAGTTGCGGGTATAGGGTTAATTGCATAACTTACAGTATTATTATCATAAACATTTGCTCCATTAGTCCAAGCAGTATCAGGGTCGTTAAAACCTGTCGGTGAAATCCAATTATCACCTGCGGGAGCTTCCTTCTCTCCCCCAGCACCACCAATAGTTCCCGCCTCGTCATTAAATCTTGACGCCAGTTGTGCAGGAAAGTTATAAGGAAAACTCTTTGAAGGATTATCTGCACCAAACATCTGCAAGACTAAACTGCCTGCTGTTAAATTCGTAAAAGCTACTGAAGGGGCTATCGGGGCAGCGTCTACGCCCGATGCACTGCCAGAATCATAAATAGGTGTAGTTGCGTCATGTCCAGTATAGCGAAGGATAACGCCGTAGTAATCCTCACTGCTTTCTTTCCAAGTCCACTGCGTATCTCCATCTGCGAAAAGTTTCCAAGCTACATAAAGACGCATAGCTGCGTTGCCTGCTGTACTGACAATAACGTTCCAATCACTCCCACTGGTTAAGGTAACTGCCTCGTCATCATCTTTGGCAATATAACAAATGAGTAAATCACCAATGGCAGAATTTTCAGGAGCGGCAATAGTTATACTTGTTCCAGTAGCTTTTACTATTCTTGAGTTCTGAAATACTACAGCCATAGGTTACTCACCTACCACATTTACAGCCACTATTCTTTTTTCAAAGAGCAAAAGATTGATATGGTATTCTAAATTATCTATAACATTATTAGGAATATTTAATTGTCTTTTCATACCAACCTCCAATCTTTTATTCACCTACTAATTTAATAGTAATCTTTTCTGTTCCACCACCAGCAGGAATAGCATGTGGTGCGTCAGTAAATCTTTCAGCCCACAATAATCCTGTGCCTGCGATGTCAGTTATGTAATAACCATAGTGAGAACCTGCGCCAGTCAGCGTAAAAGTTTTTTGTGGTTGTGCTGCTGTGGTCGTTCCTGTAGCTGTCTCAACTGTCCAATCCGCCTTCGCTAAGTCTATTGCAGTATAACCAGCAGTATCTGCTTCGGTAAAATCTCCTACCACACTTCCTTCAACTGGTGTATAGTCATTTGTAAAAAGTTTTAATTTTACCGAATCTCCTGGTGCAATCTTATTTAATGAGTAACTTAAAAGTAGGACTTCTCCTACATCTGGTACTAATAGAGCCATTATTAATTACCTCCTTTCATATTATTTTTTTACATAACTAAAAATGTTCTACCCGCCCTAAAATATTACTATCATAGAGCGGGTAATATAATCATTGCCTATCCAGCTACTTGCGTAATTACTATTGGAGAAATTTGAGTCGAAGAAGCCGGTATCATCACATCACAGGAAAAAGTTATTTGACCTGATTCTGTTTTACTAAACCGCAAATCTCCTCCAACCTTGACAGAAGCTCTGGGAATTTCTACCTTTAACTTCTTACTATTGTAGACTTTAGATATTGCTTCTATACAACTTTCCTTTACAACAGCAGCAGTCACAGGTGCGCTCCATGCTCCGGTAGTGCCATTAAAACTTCCACCAAAAGCCTCTAATAATACCGCAGAACCCATATCCCTTGTAGCAAATTCGATGGTCTTTTTACTTGTGCCTAAAATAGATATATCGGGAAGGTCTGTTTCTTCTACAAAAAGGTCAGTACTTGCGGGGGCTTCTACGATAAGATGGGCACTGTCAGGAACAGTAGGGGATATTGTTGAAAGTGTAGTTCCCATTACTCCAGTTACTCCTACAGCTCCAATTCTTATACTTTCAAGTCCAATTAATCGAATGTTTGACATTATTATTCACCTCTTTCTTTATTTTATTTTATTAATAATTTATTTAAAATATTCTCTTCATTAACTTCAATTTCATTAAAATACATTATTTGCCAGCCATACTGTTTAAATACTTCTGACCTTTGGATTTTCCAATCTTCTATGCTATCGTGATTTCTTTTCTTATAGTATCGAGCATAAACCTCTACTGCTATTTTTTCGCTGTTAGTATTAATAAAATCAGGATTATACCTGCCTATAATAAAAGAACCATTGCCGACATATTTGTAAGGTAAATTATGTTTATCCACTATGGATTGAAACTTTTCTTCTAAGCTCGTTGGGATTCGCCTGTGTAAAATTTTCTTAAGTTGTTCTTTGGTAAAATTATGTTTACCTTTTTGAGATTCACTCATCTTTTTTAAAGTCTCATCGGTTAGATTTTCCTTTAAATGACTAATTCTCATTTTTTCTAAAGTTTCCTCTGAATAATGTTTACCTAATTGAGCTTTTCTCATATTTTCTCTTGCTTCTTCAGTATAATTCTTCCCTAAATGAGAAAGTCTCATCTTCTCTTTAGTCTCTTCCGAATGATGTTTACCTAAATTAGCCAATCTCAATTTTTTTTTAACTTCTTTTGAACGATGTTTACCATAAAAAGGATGATTCTTGCCTGATTTAGCAATACTTAATTTCTGTTTTATCTCTTCTGTAGGATATTTACCTAAACAAGCAAAACTGATTTTTTGCCTAATCGCTTCTGTTCTTTCGTATACTCCTCTGGGCATTTATTGGTCTCCTTATTTCTCGATATAGCACTGTAGACGTATGCTCGCGTATGACATGGATATTTGTTCGTTGTCTTGTAACAATATTTGACTCGTGATATCAAAAACATGATATTTATTCGTAGCGTTATATCCTTCAATTACTGCCACCACCGCATCAGTTACTGCTCTTAATCGTGTGATATCAGGAGTGCTATTAACGAAATTCTTACAAAAGCAATTTATAATGAAAACGGAATCATTTATAATTTCGCTACCTACATAATTGCTTAAAGGCAATATGACTATATCTTGTAGTTCGTTATTTAAAGGCTTCTTATTTCGATAGACCCCGCCGTCAATAGTAGTTTTTACACTGGCTACGTTAATTATCGGGTACAAGATATCATTAATGTCTATAGTTGTGATCATAATCTATATTCCTTTATCTTTTTCCTTAGAAGATCCTTCGCTGCCGGTATACTTCCGGTAATTACATCGTATCCCTTAGCCTCAACCGCACAAGCGTACTCCATGCCGGCAACCCCTATTAATACAAACCCTTTAGTATTTTTTCTTAAAACTTCACTTACTATTTTTCTCGCCTGAGCCTGCCCTTCAGGTGTACCTTGTACATCTTCCTGTATAATTTCTCCATTTTTAGCAATGATATAACCAATTGAACTTCTCAGGTTTCCGGTCTGATCATGATAAGTTTGAGTACTCCTGGCGGCATTAACAAATGCTTCACCTACCATAGCCAATGTTAAAATGATTCTTTTTTCTATACTAAGTACGAATCTGTCTATCCGATTATTTATACCACCTTGAGAAAAGCCAGGTATAAGCCCCATTTAACACTTTACCTCTAAATGTTTTTGATATGGAAACAAATCTAATATTACATGTTCCTTGTCGAAAAAAGTTAATTTTGATTCAGCAGGTACATTGTCGACCCCATCGAATATTTCAGAATATATATTATAGCTATATCCGATCATATCCCCCGATTCCCCTATGATATATTTAGTTGAATTCGGTTGGATATTACAGACAATCCCTATCGTTACCAAAGTCCCTGGGGTATATATTCCAATTGAGTTCGTAGTCCCGGCTCCGTAATAACTTATAGTTGCTGTATGCGGATATCTTTTCATTACCATATTGCCGCTCCATTAACTATCGCTTCGTCTAAATCATATTTTTGCAAGATTGTTTTTGCCATTGTAATCAATTGTGCTCCATTATATTTCACTGCAAAAGACCCTTCCTTTAATTCGGGGTGTGCAGCAAGGGTAAAATAGAGGGATGCGGCAGCTAAATCTATATCTTTAGCATTAGCCGCCGCATAAGTCCCTCCGGTCGCAACGCCTCTATCTAAAAGAAGTTTCTCTAATAGGTTATCATTGCTATATTCAGTTAAACTTTGTAGAGCTTCTTTATTGGTCATCTAGCTATGCTCCTTTTATACTGCCCAAGTAGTAGCTTCTGTATCTAAATTGTAAATATGGTCTATGGAAGGACAGCTCGGAAACGCATTAATTTCACCTTTTGTATATTGAGTCACAGGGTCAATGCTACTCCAAGACGAGATTAAAATACCACCCTTTTTAGCTTGTATTACCTGTTTCGGAGGATTAGTCTCTTCCGCAATAGGACCTCGAAGTGTATTTCCACATTGTAAATTATCTACAAAAACTACATGCTTATCTGCACCAGCTGCATTTAACCACGGGTCGACTGATTTGACTTCATGGTCTGCATTCTCATAATCTACAATAGTATCTATTATTACTATTTGAGGAAGCCCAAAAGCCTTTAATGTTATATTTAAAACATTTAAAGACGGAACCATAGTAATTGTGGTAGCTCCCCAGGTTGTATAAGGTACTACAAAATTCCTAACTTCGTCTTTAGTTACCATTTCCGAAAACTTAGATTCATTCATTAGAATATATTGAGGATTTGCTCCAGCTTTTTTTGCGGCTCTTACAACAGTCCTTATATCAGTAATTGGTTTACAAGTTGCTTCATTATCTGCAGCAGACCAAATTCTACCAGCAGCAGCAGTAGACATTGCCTTTTTATTGGCAGTAGGAAGTTGGAAATTTACTACTTCTTCGGTAACTATTCCACCAACATTATTAGTTGTAGAAAGAATTATTTGCCCAGTAGATAAAACCTGTAAAGCAAACCACTCCAAACGCCCTAATACTGCATCCATACAAAAGTTGGTATCGTTAAAGACAAGTTGTAAAAGTGCCCCCTGTTCTGGATTTGCCATAGCCTTAAAAGCATTATAATCGTTGATATCAGTTTCAGTCATTTGTCTTTTTACTCTAATCGAAGGAATTGAACCGGTTAATTTGCTTATGCTTTTTCTTGTCTTGAGAGGGGCAGAACTGTTAAAACTCACCACATCTGCCATTACACGATTCCCTTCACTGCCAATTAAAGTTTCAAAATTCAAATATGGCGTAGTCTTCATGGGGAAGAAGTTAGGCCAATATTGTTTCTCATACGGCCTCTTATTTAACCATATTTCTAAATTCTTCTTATTCATCTCATTAAACATATTATATTCACTCATTATTGTTCACCTCATTTATTCATTTTTTATTTTTTATGCGAATCTTATTCTGGCAGTAAGAGCAGTCTTGTCAGCAGCAGTTACAAAATAAGGCATCTCTGATTCATCGACCGTACCTCTAACAACAGCACCTGCGAATATATTAGCTAATTTCTCGCCTTTCTCGTCTCTCACTTCTATAGTATCCCTCAGGACAGCATTTGCAGCATAAAGAGCGGTTGCGGTTGTAACGGTGGCAGTTTCATATAAGACTGCACCTGAAGCAACACCACCAGTAGCAAGTGCAACAGCTAAATGAAGTGTAGCTGGTTCAGCAGTGACAATTTTATTGGCATGGATTAAATTAGTATAAATATAATCATTAGCCTTAAATAAATGGTCAGCAGGTTCAACTGCTAAAACAGTGTCAGCTGCAGCTGCAGCAGCAGTTACCCTTACAGTCTTGATTACGTTATACAGCCCCGCAGTAGTAGCGTCATCGTTTAACAATGCACCCTTTTTAATTTCTTTGGTATCGGTCGGGAATCTATTAGTTTTAATAGTTACTCCACCGGGAATATCTTCTAATATTTTTAGAAACACAGGATCATAAACAGATCCCGATTCTTTATTTACTTGTAAACTCATTATTATTCACCTCGTTTAAATTATTTATATTTATTCTTCTATTAATTTCTTACCTTCAAAAGTTCCTTCAGCTGTTCCTTTTCCACTTGCAACTTTAGCTATTAATTCTTCATTCATAGATCCAGCCGCTTCGCCTTTTGCAGGTGGTTCACCGTCTTTTAATTTCTTATCGATTTCTGCTTGTTTAAGTCCGAGAACCTCGTCCTTTAAGCTAGTGACACTTCCCTCGATGTCCTCATCTTTCTCAACTGTAATATATTTAGAGAATCCTTCACTTAAGCCTGCTTTTTTTAAAGAGTCTTTTATTAAAGTTTCCCTTTTTGCCTTAACAGTCGATTCGCCGAGACCCTTAACCATATTGGTTAAGTTCCCAATCTGTTCAGTTAGGTTAGCTATTGTCTTTTCAGTTTCGCTCATATTCGCCTGCTCTTTCGTTTTTGTTTCTTCTGTTTTTGCTTTTGCTGTTGCCTCTTCTTTTTCTTTTGACAGTTTAAGGTCATGAGTAGTAATGGCCTGCGAGACCCTTCTGTCCACTTCACTTTGTAGGGATTTTTTATAACTTTCCTCTAATCCAGCTTCTTTAATTGCTGCGGCGAGCTGTTCTGGGGTAAGTTCTATTTTCCCTTTTAATTTTTCAATTTCTGCTTCAATTTGACTTTCTTCAGTCACCTTGATCTTTTCCGCTAACGCCTCATCAAGCCCTGCTTCTTTCAGTGCTTTTTTAATTTGAGTTGTTAAGTCCATTTTAATTAATCTCCTTTATATTTTTATTTTTTTGAAGCCGCTTTAATAGCCGCTTCCCTTAATATAGCTGATATGCTCTTTTGTTTCTTTTCCATTACTTTTATAGCTTTATTTAATAGGTTCTTATCTTGTTTGATATCTTCAGCTCTTAACAAAGTATCCATTGCAGATTCGATTTGATATTCTTCTTCTCTATTCGCCATTATTCACCTCCAATTATTTTCCCCAAAAAAAAAGAGCCAGCCTAAGAAGATTCGATTAAAAATCATTCTTAAGTTGGCTCTCTAAGGGGCTCTCGTTAATTTATTATTTAATTTTCAAATATTATTTACTTTTCAATAAATTCCAATATCTTTATAGGAACATTATTTATATCCGCTCCCATATAAGCACCTTTTAATGTGCATACCTTTTCTTTGTCATTAATATTAATAACTTCAAATGCACCATCGTCTGTATAAACTACCGTTCCATTGCGGTCATTTATTAGTAATGGAGCTTTTTCTTTGTCTTTAATTCTGGCTTTCATATTATCCCTTTCCATAAATTACCTTTGTAAATTATGTACTTTTATACTTAACCAAATATAAAACCCTATTGCAAAAACTGCAACTACTCCAGCACATATATAACCTGCTATTTCGGAATTATCCATTTAAACTCCCTTTAATTTCTAATTGGTTTCCATCCCATTTTAAATAGTGTATATCATTACCAATATTCAATTTTAATTCATCCCAATCTTTAAAATGAAAATCTGTTTTCTGAAATTTTCTATACCATCTTTCAGTTTTATCAAAATAGATTATAATAAATAAAGTTCCAAACCAACCTATTGCAAAACCAATTAAACCCATAATTACGTTCATATTCAACTCCTATATATACATTTTAATTATATAACAGAATTTTTTATATGTCAACTTTTCTATCATTAAAATATTTCTCTTAATTCTTTCAATTGATTTTCGAGTGTCCAGCCTTTATTAATTACCCAACTTCTATATAGTTTAGAATTATAATCTCCATCAGTTATTTCTATTACTGCTTCATTAATTGTATTGAAGATAACATCTTTGGGATACAATCCTTTAGCACCCCTGAAATCATGAATGATAGGTTTTATCCCTCTTGAAAAAGCCTCAAGTATTGCGTAAGAATGTCCCTCGTGGATTGATGTATGCAAGAGATAATTTATATCTTCCCAAAAGCCTTCCATGTCATCTATCCAGCCATGAAAAATGACGTTATCCTCTAGTCCCATTTCTTTTATTATGTGTTCAAGGTATATTTTATACCGTAAGTCCTGATATGCCCCAGCCACGTGTAATAAGTATCTCTTATCAATATCTACCAGCTTTTTCATTATCTGTAATGCCATTTGCGGATTCTTCTTGTAATTAATATACCCGACTAAGGCGATGTTATGCCCCGGCTCTCTCTCTTTGAATGGGATTTTATCTATATCTACCCCATTATAAACTACCGTAGTTTCTACTTTTTCTATAATTCCAGGAGATAATTCATTTAAGATCTCTCTAATATGCGGAGCTACAAAGATTAAACTATCTACCACATCCCAGTTAATTTGTTTCGGGAAGTCGGTAAATATTTCATAGCTGTGAAGCCGGACTATTACCTTTTTCCCTTTTATATTTTTATAGTTAGTCCCTATAACAGCCGATTCATTCGCCCATTCGAAGAAGATCGTATCGCCCCAGTCAATTGCATTAAAAATATCCCATTTAGTCCTTACTACAAACTTCCTAACTGTATAATCACTTGCCAACCCTTCAATTATCGGGTCAATGAAATTATCAAGATCTGCAGCACAAATTACACTTACTTTTTCCAATTTCTTCCTCCTTTTTTACTTTCCATTTAACACCCTCATATACTCCCTCACAAACTCCGGGTTATCCCGAATAAAGCAGGTAACGCCAGTAGTGAGTTGAATATTCATATTCTCATCATTATTACAATCAAAGCGCATTTCATATTTTATACCATGCATAGCTTCATGTAAGATAACCTGCAATTCATATTGATAATTAAGTGAATCAAGTATTTCTATTTCTTTATCCCCTTCATCAATATGACCATCTAAAGAACGTCCATCTTTTACAATTATTTTATGATATGTAATTATATAGTCACTCGAAACAATTCTAACCTTCTCAAACTTTATCCGTTTCTCTTTTTGTTTCATAATCCCCCTTCCTATCCTACATAAAACTTTTGATTCTCTATTAACTGATCACTAAGTACATTCCGTATAACCCGAGCAGGTGACCCCATAACCACCATTCGAGCAGGTACATCTTTGGTAACTATTGAACCCGCCGCAACCAAAGCATCCTCGCCTATAACTTTACCCGGAAGTATAACCGCCCCTGCTCCGATTCTACCGCCTCTTTCTACTCTAACACCGCAAAAATGTTTGAATCGTTCTTCTGTCCTACCCAAATAATTATCATTACTTGTGACTACTCCGGGAGCAATAAAAACATAATCGCCTAAATAGGAATAAGCTGTAATATAACAGTTACTTTCTAACTTACAACGTTTACCTATCATTACATAATTTTCAATGGTTACGCCCCTGCCGATAATGGTATATTCGCCTATTGTAGTATTTTCTCTTATAGTAGCCAAGTCAGCTACCATAACATTGTTAGCAATTTTAGAACCTATATAAATAACCGTGTTGGTCCCGATTATACAATTATCGCCTATAACTGTTGGAGCTAAATTTAAATCCTCTTTAAAAATGCTTATACTTGCTCTCATGGGAAGTTTCCCGATTACTGCATTATCATCAATTCTAACGTTGTCGCCGATAACAGTGCCGTTTCTAATTACTACATTATAGCCAAACTTACAGTTTTTTCCGATGATTACTTTGTCCTCAATAATTGTAGTTCTCACCATACTAAAATCTTCAAAATCGTTTAAATAATCCCTCATAATTACCTCCCAATAATTTTTATTTTAACGACTTCTGGGTTTATCATAAGTCTATTTATATAAATCCATTCTGGTTCGTTTAAACATTTTTCACCACCTTGAGGATATGGTACATGGATTATTCCACTTACAAAAACATCATCTTCGTCATCCCCTGGTAATGTAAAAATATAACCATAGTCTGGTTGGTTATATCCACATCTTTTCCGCCAATATATTTCTACTTTTGCACCAGGATTTATAGGAGGATTAATCTGTTCTATTTTTTTATAATCTGAATCAAGGATTTTATATGTTTTAGTAAGTCTACGTTGTTCCTCATCTTCGCTACAGATATTTACATCTTCAATTAATTCCATTAATGTTGAATTTATTAAACTCATAATTTTTATCACCTCCCCTCAAATACAAACTCTTCCGAACTTATATCCGACCCTTCATCAGCACCTATAGCCCTCGAATATTTTTGAGACTTATAGGCCATCAAAATTATGCTTAAAGATTTTCTTCCTTCATTGCCATCTATCAATGGAGTATCATTATTCCTAACCGCCCATATAAAATCTGCATATAACGGAGTATGCCCATCGCCATAGATATTACCGTCCCCTAAATCATATTCCCTTTTTACCTGCTCTAATGAATCCCGCCTGTCTTCAAAGTCCCAAACTAAGATCTTATTTAAGGCCAACCCGCCTATAACCGCAGTCCCCTTTTCCCCTAATATGGTAAGTGTTTCCTCTAAGTTTGTAGGATAGACATTAACAGTCCCCTCGACATTTCCTATAGCTCCATTGTTAAACTTAATGATAATGCTTCCATAGTCTTCAGCTTGAATATAGGGATGTAAGAAATTCCCAGTCTGGCCATAAACGGAGTATATCCCGCTGTCTATCATCCATTGTAAGAGGTCTATATTGTGGGTGCATTGGTTTAATAAGCAACCGCCGTCTAATTTCCAGGTACCTCTCCAGCCTGCTTTACTGTAATATTCTTTACTTCGATTCCATAAGATCCTGGCAGTACCGGCAAAGATTCGGCCAAAACGCCCTTCTTCGACTGCCTGCCTCAATTTCTGTATAGGCTTATTAAATCTATTCTGGTGACAAACTGCTAACTTTAGCTTATTGTTATGAGCAGTTTTTATCATCACGTTAGCACCTGATATTGACATGGCCATTGGTTTTTCTACGATGACATGTTTGCCGTGGTCAAGGCAGTAGAGGGCAATCCCAACATGATAGCCAGATTCGGTACAAATAGAACAGATATCTATGTCCTCTTTTTGGAGCATTACGCGGTAATCAGAATATACTTTAGGCCATGTAATTAAAACATATCTTTCCCGTGCTTTTGATAGATATTCGGTAGCTTTAAATCCAGCCTTACTCTCTATAACATCGCAGACCGCCACAAGCTCTATTTCACAATAATTGTCTAATACCGCTTTCAGGTGATTATCTGATATCCTTCCACAGCCTATTAGGGCTAATTTTAATTTACTCATTTAACCCCCTCATATTTTTTAATAATTGTCATTACACTCTTCCAATCTATTTTTTAATTCTCTATCTAATTCTTCACTTATATCAAAATTCATTAATTCATCGTGTTTTATTAATTTAATTTCAATTTCATCTAATTTTGATTCATCTAATTCATTTTCAAGACATTCCCCTTCCACTAATGCATAGATATGGTCGAGATATTCTATCAATTCAGAGATTTTATATTTATAATTTGGTTTTGGTAAAACCTTTGTTTTATCTCCCTTTAAATAATCTATGTATTCTTTATTAATCATCTAATTTTTACCTCCTTCATAATTTATAAAATTCACTTATCTTACCTATTATATATTCCTGTTGTTCCCCTGTAAGCTCCGGATAAATCGGCAAAGCCAGCGCGTGTTTACTGGCATTTTCTGCAACGGGGAAGTCGCCTTCTTTGTAGCCTAAATATTTAAAACATTCCTGTAAATGTAGACACAATGGATAATAGATGTTCGTTCCTATACCGTTTTCTTTTAGGTATTTTTGCAGTCTGTTTCTGTCTCTTGCGTAGATTACATATTGGTTAAAGGTATGGTCTTTGTATTGGCTATAGCGGATATTATATAACGGAAGTTTTATCATATTTAACAAACCATATCGTTCAAATAATAATTGATATCTATAGGCTACCTTAGCCCTATCTGCTAACCACTTATCCAAATATCTCAATTTTATAAGCAATATGGCAGCGTGAATTTCGTCTAAGCGGGAATTAATACCTATAACTTTATGATAGTATTTGGGGTCTGCACCGTGAGAACGGAATAAGCGGCAGTAATCAGCAAGTTCCTTTGAAGAGGTTACAATCATGCCTCCGTCTCCATAAGTGCCAAGATTTTTAGTAGGATAGAATGAGAAGGTTGTAAGGTCTCCGTAGCTTCCAGCTCTTTTGCCTTTATATTCTGAACCTATCGCCTGAGCGCAATCTTCTATTACTTTCAGGTTATACATGCAGGCTATATCCATTATCTTATCCATTTTACACATCTGGCCGAATAGGTGGACTGGGATAATTGCCTTAACGCCTAAGCCGGTTTCTTTATCTATTAATTGGCGACCTGCTAATATACAAATTTCATCGATATATTCTTGTAATTTTACAGGGTCTATATTATAAGTATCTGGTTCGATATCTACAAATATAGGGGTCGCTCCTGCTCTTACAATACTTCCAGCAGGAGCAAAGAATGTAAAAGGTGTCGTTATAACATAATCGCCCTTAGTTACTCCCAAGGCTTTTAGGGCTATATAGAGAGCGTCTGAACCGTTGGCCACGCCTACGCCGTATCTGGTTCCTGAATAGCATGCGAGAAAGTTTTCTATTAGTCTTACATTGCCACCATTGATAACTGTGCCTGATTCAAGAACGGATTTAATAGCTGTATTGATTTCTGATTTTATGGAAGCATATTGAGCCGTTAAATCAAATTGCGGTATTTTCAATTTATTCCCTCCTTCCCTTAGAGATATGGAACGTTTGCTTTTTCTAATAAATTAAAATTTTTATCATAGTTTTGTTGTATAAAAAAAGGCAATTGTTTATACCCTAAAATCTTCTCTTTATTCTCATTTATCCATTGTTTAGCATTAGAAGGTATTTTTGTAATATATCGATCTTGAGCAATATTCCCAGTCTCCATATATTTTAAAGAATCCTTTTCGTTTAACATGATTGAGGTAGTATAACAGACGCAACGAGGGTGAAAGTTATCAAAACAATAAGTCTTGGGATATACTCCAACTAAGGAATCGCAAATATCAAAAATGTCATGGTCGGATGATAGGTGTACTTCTATTCCAACAACGAAATCAAGATTTTGTCTCCTAACATAATCGGAAACCCTGTAAGCGGAATTGACTTCGGTTGATGTTAACCGCAAGGCATTTTGATATGATGATCGGTATACACCCGCTCCAGGTCTGTATCCCCTTGCGGCTTTTGATAATACAAGCTTCCTTTCCTGTCTAACTCTTCTAAAAAGTTTATTTGGCTCATTCAAATACATTTTTACATCTCTCGCTATACCCGCCGCGCTTCTACCTGTAGATATACCACTTGCCAAATATAGCTCTATTTGATCCTTCGCCCCAGCCACTATATTCCAGACCCTATCGCTAACCTTTATTCCCGCTGTGGTCCGCGTAAGAAATGTATCTAACGCCTCCATATTCAACTGGTTAAATGAGGTCGGTATACCGTTTTTAGTCAACTTTATTCCCTCTGCCCACTTGCCCACTAATTTATTATTTTTTAGGTTAGCCATATCCCATTGACTGACTACGCCGTTTCCGATATAGGCCTCGATATCATTACGGAGCTTGCCTAAGATTATATCAACTTGTTTTTCTAAGCCTTTATTGCGTATATAGAAAGAGCCTTGAGAGATTGCGGTCGGGTTCTTTAAATTAAAAACAGTTATTCTCTTCGCAAGGTCTTTGGAAGCCTGATTTAATACAGCTTCAATTTTCTTGTTGTATGCGATTATGGCTTTTATATGTTTAGCTTCAAATTGTTCTTCTATAGTCATTTAATACTCCTAAAATAATAATTCTGGGATAGCCTTTATTCGCCGTCTGGCTATCTCGCAATATTCTGGATTCATTTCTATACCTATATACCTACGCCCTAATTCCTTACAAGCCACTCCAGTCGTGCCACTTCCTATAAATGGGTCAAGAATAATATCATCTTTTTTACTAAATTTAGATATTATGAATTTTGCCAAACCTATATGAAAAGCAGCATTATGTTCTGTTTCTCCTTTTTATTTACTCCTAAATATCCCAATGTTTTATATAACATACGATTCTCCAAGTTTTCCTACCTCGCCTTTCTTTTCTTCGTCTAATCTTTGAATATCCTCTTCCGAATCTTCTACGAGAGGATTGCCTCGAACTGCTGCATCTCTGCTCATTATTGCCTCTCCACCCCTTGCAGTCGATAAAGCGTTTATTGTTTCGGTTACATCCTGTGGTAATACGTTCCCGAATTTCACCGATATATCTAAAAGGTCTAAGTTCTGTTTTTCTTTTACATCGGTCACACTTATTATTGCCTTTAATAAATTTATTCTTCTCATTAACGCCTCTCCAAATGTTTCTTCTTTGTTTTTTGCTTTTAAGATAGCATCTAAAAACATGAATTTAAGGGTTTCGCCGGAAGTTTGATTCATACCTTTAACGTTGTCAAAGGATAGATCAGGTGTAGAAGTCATAGAGAAGATTATATCTTTTAGGGTGTTATATTCTAATTTAATCGCTTCCGGAGCCTGGTCCCAGGTTAGGTATTCAGCATCGCCGTATTCTGTTTTACCTTCAGCGCCTATCACACCAGTGAATTGTAATATTTTCCCTACTTCTGCCTTCTCCGGAGGGTTGGTTACTTTCCCTTTTATCTTTAATGTAGGTGATCCAAAGTAATCATTAGTATCAGCAAATTTACTGATCAGCATTTCGCTTCTATCAATTTCAGTTTGTACATCTGTCCACTCCGGTTCAGCCTGCTCATAATAAATAACCGGGATCTTGCCAAAATAATTCTCTTTCTTTACGACTTCCCAGGCCTCTTTTTTAATGCCATAAATAATCTCTTTAGCGGTATAAATATCAATATGCTCATAGGTTTTCTCATCTACATCTTCTAACTTATATCTGCGTACAAAGCCGTCTAAGTCTCCGTTTTCATTGAAGTGGGAAAATATCTCGTCTCCGTTTTCATTGCATAGGAGAGCTACCTTAATATGTTTTATATTTTCATCATCGACTACCACATACCATAGCTCGGCTACCTTTGTTTCAATGAATAACCGCCGTGCCAGCTTCCGATTAAAATAATCAAGCTTATTCTTATCCCAAACATCCTGAATAAGGGTAAATGTATCTTGTAAATTATCTTCTTTGTTGGCCAAGACTAATTTCACGGCATCACCGAATAAGAATGATACAGCCATGTTAACAATTTTCTTCTGATATTTGATGACTAATTTTGCCTGCTCTACACGCCTTGTCGAAGTACCAGTACCAACAGTCTTAACTTCCCTATTTAGGATAGCATGATCCCCTGTATATTCTTTTTCATGAGTTTCAATATCCCGTTCTACCGGGTCTTTACAAAGAACGGTTGTTAGCTTGGCAAAATCGTCTTTATACTTCTCTAAAATATCTTTTATGTTCATGGTAAATCTCCTTTATTAATTACTTAAAATATTCCTAAACCTGAAGCGGTATATACCTCTTCTTCCTCTCCTTCGAAGATCCTGTCATTTAGGGCATATCTGACCTGGTCGATGTAATGATTGTACTTGTCTACAGGTTCGTTTATTGTTTCCCCGTCTTTATTCTTTTTCCATTGATACTGTTGGAATTCATTAATTGCATTTTGACATTGCCTATCTATTACAATTTCAAATTGCCTCAAATATTGAATCCCGAAGTTGACACTTCCCGGACCCTTTTTAGCTGCCAGAGCCTCTATTCCGTAGCCTCTTAATTCAGCTATTGATTTAGGTTCGTTGTCACATCGGATATATTCTTTTTTGATTATCGGTTCGAGCTTTTTAGCTATAACATCATTGGTTAATCCCAGCTCATAGATCATCTCTTCTAAGATATATAAAGTCTTGCCCTTTATAGCCTGCCTACCTGCCGCTGTGGGGTCATTACTATAGCCAAAGTCAAGGCCGTTATAATAAGTCCCGAAAGTATTTTTAAGCTTTGAGAGATCTTCTATGCGCCAGTTGGTGAAGATCAGGTCACCTAAGATGCCCCAGTTGCCTAAGGTGTAAACGTCTCTATAATACGGGTCTTGTTCGTTTTCTAATTCGTCTATATCGTCTTGCTCTAAGAAACGGTTATCCTTATATGTTGTCTTTAATATCGATAACTTGTCATCGTGATATTCAAAACTGCCTTCTATCCAATTAGTGAAGAATTCTTTAAATATCCAGTGCGAACGCATAATCGGATTAAAGGATAATGTTATACGCTTTAAAATTTTAGATTTAACTCCGGTAAGTCCCCTTAATCTCTTCTTTAATTGATTAAAATCATCCTTTTTCATTTCGGTTGCTTCTTCTATCCAAAGATCGGTAATTACACCTTTTGTGGGGATGATCCCTTTTAATTTTTCTGTGTCATCTAAACCTCTAAAAT